CGTGGTGGCCGCTCAGGCCTCGCAGACTGCAGCTGCGGCGTCAGCTGCTTCTCTGGCAGCAGCGCTTGACGGCTTCGACGATAAATACCTTGGCACGATGGCTGACACAGATACAGCTAGCAATGCGTCAACCACAGGCACCTGGGTTGTTGGCGGCTCAACAATCACTGTCGCTGACGCTACCGGCATTGAAATTGGGCAGAACGTGCAAGCTACCGGCATACCTAACCAGGCAAACGTGCTCAGCGTAGTTGGGACAACTGTGACCATCTCGCATGTGGCAACAATCGCTGGGTCTGGCACAGCGGTAGTGTTTCAAGGTTATGGTGTATATGGCGCCTTTGACAGCAGCCTAGACGGCCCTAGCACGGACAATGACAATGGTGCGCTGTCCAGTGGAATGTTGTATTTCAATTCGACAGACCAAGAGATGCGGGTGTACTCGGGAGCTGCTTGGATTGCGGCATCAGCTGCTGCCCAGTCTAGCATGGAAATATTTGAGTTCACTGCAAGCGCAGGGCAGCAGACATTTACCAGCACGGATGATAATGGCGCTACGCTATCTTATACAGCGAACAACCTCATCGTAATGATGAACGGCGCTGTGCTTGATCCTGATGAGTTCACGGCCACCAACGGCTCCTCAGTCGTGCTTGACAGCGGAGCAGCTCTAAATGACGAGCTTGTCATCTTTGCATTTAAATCATTCACTGTCGCTGACACTGTGTCCAAGGCATCAGGCGGCACATTCGCTTCTAGCGTCACTGTAACAGGCACATTAAACGCAACCACAGACGTTCAGGTAAACGGCGCCTCTGTCGCCACAATGGGCAAGTCAATCGCAATGGCAATAGTATTCGGAGGTTAATCCAATGGCCGCACCAAACATAGTAAACGTATCAACCATCACCGCTAAAACACACGCGGCAGCTTTAACTACAACACTTACCACAGATATTCTTGTCAATGCGGCATCGTCAGGAAAGGTGTTTAAGGTTAATACAATTCTTATTAGCAACATTGACGGTACAAACACCGCAGATGCTAGTATTTATTATAACGATGGTTCGGCAAGTAATTATTCTATTGGCACAACAATATCTGTACCAGCAGGAAGTACACTTGTTTTGACTGACAAAAATAGCGTTATCTACCTTGAAGAAGATACACGAATTAGGGGTGGCGCATCTGCTGCAAGTGATTTGATGATTATTATTTCTTACGAGGAAATTTCCTAATGTCTAGATTAATAGGTTCTACTCATCGCACTATGTATGGTGAATTGCCAATAAGAGATTTGAGCAGTGCAACTTCTCAAAATATAGATGGCATACCAAGAAATGCAAAGATAATAAGATTAACACTATCGCAAGTAAAAGCTAGTGCCACTCTACAATTCAGAGTGAGAGTAAATGGCTCAACAATAACTAGTGCAAGTTACAATCATGTCTTTCATTATGGCTTTGATAATGCAGATTCTGATTCCCAGCATGATACTAATGCAGGCGCTCAAAGTGGTCTTTTTCTATCGGTAATAGGGAATTGGGGTTCAGGAGTTTTTCATTCTGGGCTTTTAGAGCTAGTTAGGGTTTCTGATTTTAAATATTCTGGTTCAGCTCTTTGGCAACATTATGGCTATAATCAAGGCGGTGGGCAAGCTATGAATGGTAATTTTGTTGTTTTATCTGCGCCTATAACTGGCCTGACTGTTGAGGATAGTGGGGATTCTTTTACAGGTGGTTCTGCCCATGTTTCATATGAGATTTAAGGAGAGATAGTTATGGGAAATTCAAGAAACCTCGCAAATCTCCTCGGCACTGGCTCGACGATAGCCACCGACAAAATTGCTGATGCCGCATTTAATGCAAACAAAAATCTGATTATCAATGGTGCGATGCAGGTTAACCAGAGAAATGCTACGACAACTGGAACTGGTTATACGGTAGATAGATTTCAGTTTGTAAAATCAACAAATTTTGACGAATTAGTTGTCGCTGTAAACCAAGATACTGACACACCCTCTGGTGAAGGTTTTTCCAATTCTTTGAAAATTGCTATTACGACAGCAGAAAGCGCAATAGGGTCAGATGAAGTAATGTACCTTGACCAAAGAATTGAGGGTCAAAATCTTCAACATTTAGGTTTTGGAACTTCATCAGCAAAAAGTATAACTTTATCTTTTTTTGTTAAATCTCCTTTAGCTGGGAAACATTCTGTACTATTTTATGACGCCACTAATGTTCGCTCTAATTTACAGGCTTACACAGTTTCCTCTGCTAATACTTGGGAAAAAATAACAATTACCATTGATGGAGACCAATCTGGTGGTTTTGCAAATACAAATGCTTCTGGATTAATCATATTCTTTCCTTTAGCTGGCGGGTCAGATTATCATGGAACTCCTCACACTGGCTGGGGGGCTTATACTGCAACAGATGATTTTATGTTTAGCGACCAAGTTAATCTTGCTGGACAGACAGGGAACTTTTTCCTCACAGGCGTACAGCTTGAAGTAGGTGAACAGGCCACACCATTTGAGCATCGGTCATTTGGGGATGAGTTGAGAAGGTGTCAGCGGTATTATTATAAGCTTTCACCTGGCTCTACTGCGAGTGGATATGCTAGTTGTAACAGTAATAGCTCCTCAAGAAGTGATGCCATTTGCCATTTTCCTGTTACAATGAGGAGCATACCAACAGCCGTGGAAACAACTGGTACAGCAACAGATTACGGATCTTTAACTGCTGGCGTAAATGTAACTTGTAATTCAGTTCCTACTTTTGTTCGTGCGTCATTAAATACATCATTTGTTAGATTTCCTTATGCGAGTAATAGTGTGACACAGGGGCAAGCGGGTGTAATACAAGCAAAGTCTGCTGATTCTTTTTTAGCTTGGAGTGCTGAGTTATGAGTTATTCGATTGTTGATACCGCAGAAGGTGTGACCATTTATGGTGACGGTAAAAGAAGTTGCATTGGCGTAGATGTAATTTTTCAAGAATGGTTGCGAAACAACAAAGACAATTTGCCTGATGACATCCAAGCTAAAATTGATGCTGGCGAGTTAACAATCGAAAAGGCTGGCTAGTGTCTCGCCCGAATATCCACGAGGTCAAGTCTCAGATAGACACGCATGAGGCGGTCTGTGCTGAGCGGTGGAAAGAAACGATCATTCGCATCAAGCGGCTGGAAGCTATCTTGATTGGCACAGCTGCTACCATGATAGGCAGCATGGCTGGCATCATCTTTAAATTAGTCTAATCAAACTGCGAGGATACGCCGATGCTTGCTGAGCTCGCAGCCGCCAATGCCGCTTTTGCTATTATCAAAAAAACTATTAGCAATACCGGCGATCTGGCTAAGGCCGGTCGGGCTATATCTGATTTTGTCATTGCCAAAGAAGAACTACAGCGTAAAGGTAACAAAAAGAAAAAGTCTGGTGTAAGAACATCTGACTTAGAAGAGTTCATAGCGCTTGAAAAGATTCGCTCACAAGAAGAGCAGCTTAAGCAGATAATGATATACGCAGGCCGGCCTGGCTTGTGGAATGACTGGCAGCGGTTCCAGGCAAACGCGCGCAAAGAGCGCCGGGTGCAGGAAGAGCTAGCCAAGCGCAGACGCGCAGAGATTATCGAAATGCTGGGGTTCGGTTTTGCCGCCCTGTTAATAGCCTCAATGATAGCCGGCCTCGTTGCTTGGGTGGCTTGGTTGAAAGGAATGTTTGACTGATGAGTGTGGAAAGTATAGCTCGCAAAATGCTGGAGCTAAAAATTTTGCCCCGGTTCATGATGTTGGTTTTCACCGGCGTCTATATGTACTGCATTTTTTGGTTCACTGGTTTGTCGGTCGAGGAAACGACAGCTGAAAGGGCAGCTCTCATTTCTGTGGTCACAGGTGCCGCCACTGGGTCGCTTGCCGTTTGGATCAATTCTGAGAAAGGCTGATGCCAAAACTCAGCGAAAATACTGAGGTCGCACTACCGCTCAGAAACATCATCAGCATGGTAGCAGCTGCGTCGCTAGCAACCTGGGCTTATTTCGGAATCATCGAAAGACTGAACCAGATTGAGACCAGCATCACGATGATGGAAGCTGATGTAGAGCATAACAAAAATTTTGTAATAAAGTGGCCGCGCGGTGAGATGGGAAGCCTCCCGGCTGACCAAGAACAATATCTCCTACTGGAGCATTTAAGCGGAGAGCTAGAGAAACTACAGACGGAAATAGAAGAAGGCCGCGCGCCACATGATCAGCAACAACGATTAACTCTAGACTTCCTGACGGCGCGAATTGTTGCCATAGAAACCAACATAGAGAAAATGCGAAACGGCGATGATTGAAGTTACCTTTGTCTTGCTGCTGGTTATGGGTGGAGAACGTGTAGAATATACACCTTATCACTCACTATCACAGTGCCTGGCGGTCAAAAGAAAAATTAAACGGAACGTCGGCTACACCAGCAGCTTTGACAACAAATGGAGTTGCAAAGAGCTGAAGGTGAAATTGCAGGACGGCCATATCGTGGGGTTCGTTGAAGAATGATTAATATGCTTATTGGCCCAGCTATTGAGCTGGCCGGCGGCTGGTTCAAGTCGAAGGCTGCACAGAAAGCTGCAGAGACCGAAGCAAAGGTCGCCATGAAAAAAGCTGAGGCAAAGGTCTACGAGACCGAGGCAACCAGCACAATGCTTATGGAACAGCAGCTGACCAGGCAAATGGAAAGCAGCTGGAAAGACGAATTTTGGGTCATAATTTTTGGCTCGATTCTGGTCGCCTGCTTCCTGCCATGGACACAAGAATATGTGAAGAACGGTTTCATTTTCCTGGACGAGCACACGCCGCCCTGGTTTGCCAACTGTCTTTACATATCCATCAGCGCCAGCTTTGGATACCGCATAGGCAAGGCGGGGCTCGGCGCGCTAGCAAATAGGAAACCTAAATGAAGGGTAACTTTGAGCAATGCCTGGCCTGGCTGCTACACCACGAGGGCGGGTTCGTAAATCACCCAGACGATCCGGGCGGCATGACCAACAAAGGCATCACGGCCAAGGTCTATGAAAAGTGGCTGTCCGAGACAGTGGACAGCGAGCCGGTTGTCACAGAAGAAACCATGCGGAACATTCCAGACAATCACGTCGCAGCGATTTACCGCGAGGAATATTGGAACCGGGTAGCTGGCGACAAGCTGCCAGCTGGGCTGGACTGGTCTGTGTTTGACTGGGCTGTGAACAGCGGCGTCGGTCGGTCAGCTCGCACGTTGCAAAAGATTATCGGCGTCACAGCTGACGGCAGCATAGGCCCAATGACGCTGAACGCTATCGTAGCTCAGGATGCAGAGAAACTCATTACAGATATGTACAGCCGGCGCCAGGCTTTCTATGAGCGCCTCAAAACATTTGAGACATTTGGCAAGGGCTGGACGCGACGCAATGAAGAAACACTTGAGCAAGCAATAGAGCTAGCCCGTGGTTAAGGCAAAGACAAAAAAGAAATCTGTAAACCTGTCTGTCGGGCGCGGTGAAAAGCGCTCGGTCAAACAGGGTGGCGGCCTCACAGCAAAAGGCCGTGCCAAATACAACCGGGCTACAGGCAGCAAACTAAAAGCGCCAGTGACCGGCAAGGTAAAGCCAGGCAGCAAGGCTGCCAAAAGGCGCAAGAGCTTCTGTGCCAGATCTAAAAACTGGACTGGCCCCAGAGGAAAAGCCGCAAGGCGTAGATGGAAATGTTAATCAAAGGAGATTGAGCGATGCCAATGGGGCCAGGAACATATGGAAGCAAAAGAGGCCGTCCAAAGAAAAAGGCAGGCATGAAAAAAGCAGGACTGACAGCCAAGCAGAAGACACTGCCGAAGGCTCTGCAGTCTAAAATCATGAAGGCCAAGAAGAAGAAAAAGTAATGGCCAAAAAAAGCCAGGTAAACAAGGCCGGCAACTACACCAAGGCCGGCATGAGAAAGCGGTTGTATAAGTCTATTCTGGGCAGGGCTACGCACGGCACAGCCGCTGGTAAGTGGAGTGCTCGGAAAGCTCAGTTGCTGGCCAAGGAATATAAAAAGCGGGGCGGGGGCTATAGAGACTGATGCGCGCACCACAACGGTCATTGAAGAATTGGGGCAAACAGAAATGGCGCACCAAGAGCGGAAAGAAGAGCAGCGAGACAGGCGAGCGGTATCTGCCGGAAGCAGCTATCAAAGCTCTGAGCCCCAAGGAATATGCCGCTACTACGAGAGCGAAGCGCAAGGCGAAACGCCAGGGCAAACAGTTCTCGAAGCAGCCCGAAAGCATCATGAAAAAAACGAGGCGCTTCAGGTAGTCTGTCGCTACGGCTTTGAAACTGACGACATGCCCGGCTGGGACATGACCCGCATATCGGGCCATCACGGTGCAGAGGGCAGGGTTATATGGACACGCCGTGTGCCATAGTTTTTGGCACACAGCGCAGCTTCGTGTGCCAGCCGTGTGCCAAACTGGGCGGGATTGAATGGGATACTGCAGTACATGCTTGCACCGTAAACCACTGTAATATACTGTAATGGGACATGTTAGGACGCTTTCTTGACAGGTTCGAGTCCCGTCACTCCCGCCACCCAAGTCGTTGAAAGCATTAGCTTTTGACGGCTTTTTTTGTGTCTGTGTGCCAAGTGTGTGCCAAAGATTACGGAAAAAATCATGGGTGGGTGCGGGATTTCACCTTGAACTTGACGGAAAGCGTCACTATATTATGACGTATAAGGTTAAGTTTAGGAGAAATCAAATGACTGCAACATTTAACAAATGGCTGGACACTTTCGTTGAAGAGAAAGGCCTAGACCTTAATTTCGTGTTTGAAGTCGAGGGTCGTGAGCACGGCACCAACTTTATCCCGCTGGGCTGCGTTGTTGACTTCATCAAAAACGAAGCAGACGTGACAGCTAAAAATACCGTCAAGCAAAATCTGGTGAAGATTGATTTCATGAACGGCGACCCGATGGACTTTTTTCTGCACTGCGCCAAAGCAATAGCGTTTTAAGGGGGCTGTCATGGTTATCGTAGTCAAAGAAATCAAATCACGCGCGAAGGCAGGACACTCTGCCTTTTGCGTAGACACACGCACCCTGGTCGATGGCGGCAAGCGCAACTTTTTTGCAACCCGGCAGCAGGCTCAGGCCTATGCTGACCAGGTCGCATCCGAGCTGGCGCCCAACCTGGGCGAGAGCTGGGACTGGACATTTCAGCAGCTGCGCGATGAATTTAAAAAGCAGCTCAAGAAATACTATGAAAACGATGAGATCACACGGTCTAGTTACATCGAGAAAAAGCGCCACAGCCAGACCTTCATTGACTTGAAGCTGAACAACAAAGCACTGGCAAAGGCTAAGGTGCGCGACCTGACAACCGGCCAGGTTCGTTTGCAGCTGATTGACCAGCTGAAGGCAGGCCGCTCTATCAAGACTGTGAAGAACATCCTGGGCAACGTCCGCGTCATGCTCGACTTTGCGATTGATTCGGGCTGCCGTAACAGCAACCCGGCGCTAGGCGTTAAGGCCAAGGGCAGCAAAAGCCAGGACACTGGCAAGGCACAGCGTATACAGCCGGCGGTGATTGAGACAATCATTGCACATATGCCCGAGGTATGGGCTCTGCGCGCTCGCTTTGCTGCGACTACTGGCCTGCGCCAGGGTGAGCAGCGCGCGTTGCTGTGGTCAGATATCGACCTGGATGCCGGCGTTGTGTACGTCACAAAGGCTGTAAAGCACCGGGCTGCGGTAGGCGACACAAAAACCGCCAAAGGCAACCGTAAGGTGCCACTGACCCCGGACGTCAAGCAGCTGCTGCAAGAGCTTTATCTGCGCGCTGGGCGGCCATCAGCTGGCCAGCTGGTGTTTCCTAGCACAACCGGCAATGTGCTCTCTGACAGCCGCTTCCTGGCCGCTTTGCACAAGGCCTGTGATGCAGCTGGTGTTGAGCGCATCCGCTGGCATGACCTTCGCCATTACTATGCCAGCCGGATCCTGCAGGCGTTCAACGGTGACTGGTGGACAGTTACTAACCTGATGGGCCATGAGAGCATCAAGACAACTACCAGCATCTATGGCCACTGGCTTGAAAGCGAAGAGCAGGACGCCAAGATTGCTGACGCGATATCGTCAGCCTTCTAAGAGAAAGGGGCGCCTCAGCGCCCCTTCTTTTATTTTGCTCGCCACATCCGCAACATGCCGGGCTCTTGCCCTACTCTCGTGCCTTGCAGCTTCATGCCGTTTAACTTGGCTATTCGTTCTGGCTGGAACCGCTTTGATTCTTCAATCACAAAACTATGGCCAACTTCTAGCTCGGTCACCCATTGATATTTAGACACGCGGCGACTTTTTGGTATCGGTATGTCTGTGTCAATCTTGGGCCTGTCTTCTGGTCTCCCTGGCTGCTTGGTGGAATCGAAATGCGAGGTCATCCAGCTCCCCCGCTGTCGCCTTTCTGGTCACGAACTGGCCAAGCACTATCGCGCAGACCTTGCCCGGCACCGGGTACACCAGAAATTCCGCAGACGTCGTCAAGCACAGCTCGTGCGACATAGATTTTCTTGCCAGACGAAATCGTTTGGACGTCATTGCTTTTAATAAGGCGCCACGTCCGCTTGTACGTTGCGACTGTGTCTTCGCCAAAAAGGTACGCAGCTGCTTCATGCAACGTGAGAAGATTACCATCCATTACCGCCCCCTTTGGCTGCCTCATAGCTTTGAGCCGGTGCAGCTGCAGGCGTAGGCGCTGGCGTGTAGCCCTGCGGGTCATTGACCATCAGCTGAAACTGCATGACCTTCGGGTAGTCTCGCACATCTTCAACGCCCGGCACTCGCCGCGATACCGTGACGCCGAGCTCCACGCCGGCATCTGCCAGTTGCTTGTGCAAGCCTTCGCAGATTTGCTTCTGCTCGGGAGTCATTGGCGTGAAGCGCTTCGCCTGGTCATCCCATTCAGTACGGAACTGGATAAAGGCGATGCCCCGGTATTCGATTGGTTCGCCGGTCTCATCCATCATCTGGACGTTACCTCTCATCTTAAATTTTGAACGTGAAAAATGCGGCATTATCTTACTCCTGAATTAAGTTCATCATATCGCGCTGCGTAGTGATCTTTGAGCTCAGCGCATAGCTCTCTGTCAGCCTCGAAAAGTTCATGCCTTGATTTCTCTGTGCTGCGCGCCCAGCCGAGCAAACCGTTGATGTTTTCCTTTGCATCGATACGTCTTTTCTCCTGGTCTACCCAGTCCCGCCAGGGGTTCTCAGCAAAGGGTATATTGTCAGCATCTAGCTTCGGTGGCTTCGGTGGCTTCGGCGGGTCAGCTGGTGGCTGCGGCGCCCCGCCCATGTTCTCTGGCCTCTCTTCTTTGAAGGCGTCAGCCTCGTCTTCTGAATAGACAAAGCCGGCCACACCAATGAGCTTGAGAATCACCCGGTCTTTTGCGCGCTTCTCTGCCATCGCATAGGGATAGCTGTTCTTGTTGTTGTATGGCACAGCCTCGCCTATTGACCATTCGACGGCATCTCCGAGCCGGCCAGACACTTGCATAGCAACCGTCTTTTTCTCAGCGTTAGCCTCAATGATGACCGGCGGGTCAAAGGTAATGCCCAGATGAGCAGCAACCTGTTCTAAGGCCTTGTGCAGCGCAACCGGGGTGCCGTGGCAATCCCAAGTGGCTTGCTCTCTTGTGAGACCTATCTGCTTGAAGATCTCAATCAGTTTGTTGGGTAAATCAGCCATCAGCCAACTCCCATTGACCGAACGGATGCTCCACACCGTCGAGCTTTTTTATCATCAGCTCATCATTATCATTCAGCTGTCGCGTTACGGTAGCGAGTGATTTTTGCGATACGTCGTCTTCTAATCTCAACGTGACGGCCTCGTATTGATCAACAACCTGATGCCAAAGATCTGGGTTTTCTATTCGCAGCTCAGGTTTTGTGTGCATAATATCAATGTAATTTTCTCTGATTTCGATGAGCTGCATCCGCTCATCTTTTGTTAAAACTTGTTCAGTCATTGATATTCTCCAAAAATTCAATGCCGGCGTCGGTGATTTTCCAGACAACCTCTTGGCGTTTACGTTCATTCTTTGCGCGCTCGCCGCTGTCTGCGACCAGGCCCATGCGTTGCAGCTCTGTCAGGCGAGGCTTGACGCTGTACAACCAAGCGCCCATTCTGTCGGCAACCTGGCTACCAGTCAGGCCGGGCTGGGCTGAGGCGAGGCTTTGCAGGGCTTGTAGCCTCAGTCCAGTGACTTTAGGTGCGATAAACTCAGCTGCTGCCAGCTCAGTGTCTTTGGCGTTTTTGTGGACGTTTGGGCCAGGGTCACCAGGCCATTCGAGAAGGTCTTGCTGTACCATTACCAGCTCCCTTCTGGTGCGAGCACCCACAATAGAAAGTAAAGCTCAGCCATCAGGATAGCGAAGGCTAAGCCCCCAATGATTTCTTTTATCCATTCCCATTTATTCATTACACACTCCATATCTTCCGGGCTTCAGCCAGGTATGTTTCAGGTTCCTGCCAATAGATTGCCTGCCAGTCAGGCGACACGAGGCCGAAAAGCTCGTCTTTTGTGCTGGCAGCTCGCAGGATATTTTCAGTGGTTTTGTGCTGCAAAATAATGTCGTTCACGACGTCCTGCAGAAAATCGTCGCGCAGCTCGGGCGCGTTCTCCGGCGTGAACAGCCGGTAGTCTGTGGCGTTAGCGTACAACAAGAACGGTGGCCGGTGGCCATTCAGCGCCCAGAACCCAGCTACCTGGTAGACATTGTTCATGTCAAACATGCCAGTCAGAGAGCTAGGCAAGCCGGCGGCAGACCAACCAGATTTGCTTTTGGCGTTTCGTTTAGACCATTTTGTTTTGAGGTCGCCCCGGTTGGCATAGTCCGGGCGGGTATCGTGAGGCAGCGCTGTGCCGGGTAGGGCGCCCAGCAGCTGCATCTCGCCCAGGATTCTGTTGTCGCTAGCCATAGCCTCTTGCAGGCCTTTAATGGCATGTTCTGCGACCAGGGGCAGCTCTTCTAGATATTTTTCTTTGCGCTCTGCGTCGTCTTCATCTTTGGGCTCGTAGCTGTGCAGCTGTTCGACGCCGGCAAGGGTAGCGTCCGCCAGGGGCAAGGTCTCGCCGAGCTCATCCATAACCAGGTGTAGGTCACAGATAGTCTGAGCTGCCTTGCCGCCTTCCATGTTGGCTGAGCTGCGCCTATCGTGCAGGCGATACAGAACATCTTTGGCGCGTAGCCTGTCAGCATCTGAGGAGCTGGTGTCCCGCAGCACATCAAAAGCCGCACCAACAATCGGCCTTACATGTTCTTTTTCAAAAAAGTTTTTTGCTCTGTCTTTCGAGCGAGGATTGGAGTGGGTACGCACATTGTGGCGCAATGCCCAGTCCGGCACGTCATGTAGCATAATAGTTTCTCCCATACTTGCATGGGATAGAACGTATTACGCTATGACGTTATATGTCAAGCCTACTTATCGTATACTATCGAAATGTCTCTTAGGTCAGGCCTGAACGTAATAGAGAGAAGCGGCGTTGCCCATATAAGTTTAAGGCCTTTTCGGATCTTATCGTTGGGTAAAGTATGCACTGTGTATGTGCCACCTGGCTCAGGGTAGACAATGCCAGAAAATAATCTTGTGTGACATATGTTGTCTGTTTCGTCTGGCACATCTTCCGCGAGCACGAATGATTCGTTCATAATGGCGTCGGGACTAACCAGGTATTCTTGGATGGGGTCTCGCTGCACCAAAGCTATTGCATTTCTGTAAGTATACCATCTGCCGGCGTAGCCTTTTTCTGCGCTGTATATTACAGCGGCGCAATCGTCTGTCTTTGAAGAGTTTGCGTAGACTTTGCCCATTCTTTTACCAGCTGCAATCTTTCTCTCAAACACATCATCCATAGTAATGTGTACATGACCCATAATAGGTATAGGCTTTGTGGCAAACAAAACATCTTGGGGCAAGCAATCAAGGATCTTGCCGTATTGCTCGGCGTCCTGCAGCGTCATCTGTATCTTGCCATGAACATGACGCGACAAGGTTTCAGGCGTAATGCCCTTCAGGGCCGCCACTTCTCTTTTTGTCATGCCAGCTTTGGCAATCATTACTTCGAGGTTATTTGCCATCCACATAGTGTATCACCTTGTCGGTTTCCGTTAAATATATAAAGTGAAGATAATGTGCTAGACGGCATACGTCAAGATATGTTAACACGATACGCATGACACTCGATGATTTCAGAAAAAAGAAGGGCTGGTCATACAGCGAATTAGCCAGGCAAGTAGGTGCATCACATGCGACTGTGTCGCGCCGCTGGTGCCTACCGCATGGCCATGATGACCGGCTTATTCCCAACGAATTGTTTATGGATCGCATTGTTCAAATCAGTGCGGGTGAGGTGATGCCTAATGATTTCTACCTCAGGCGTGACTGAAGACGAGCTGCAAAAACAGGTTGTGCAATGGCTGAATTTAGCCTTGCCGCCTGGTTGCGTATTTCATCACAGCCCGAATGAAGGGCGCCGGCATGTAGCGTTCAAGCGCAAGCTGCGCCAGATGGGTACGCAGTATGGCTGGCCTGACCTGGAGATATTTGTGCCAGGCGACCAGGCCGTGCATGGCGTCAGCACGTCAATCTTTATAGAGCTAAAGCGTTTGAAGGGCGGCAAGCTCAATGCGAATCAAGAAGAGATGAAAGCTCGGCTGCTGCTTGCCGGCTGTCACTGGGGACTGGCTCGGTCGGTCGAACAGGTTCACGAGATACTGGAGCCCCTGGTCAAGCTGAGGGCAGGGGTATGAGAGTGAACGGTGACGGCACATGGCAGACCAGGCTTCGCTGGGGCATATGCCCAAAGTGTGACACGGCGCTGCCTAACCGTCAGGGCGGTCTAGTTGTTTGCAAAACCTGTGGGCTGGGCATAGCTGTAAAACCCTGCGATGAATGTAAGGACGGCATGGTGCGCGAGCCTGACGGCTATGGCTGTGTGCAATGGACGAGCTGCTACCGCTGCGACGGCAAGGGGTGGACAGCATGAGCGACCGGCAGAAAGATGACTGGTATCCAACACCGCCGGAAGCGACCGAGGCTTTACTGTCTTGTGAACAGTTCACAGGCACTATTTGGGAGCCGGCCTGTGGTGACGGAGCCATATCTGAGCATTTGAAGCTGCACGACTATGACGTGGTGAGCACAGACCTGAACAGCTACGGCTACCCGGATGCCCAGACCAGCATCGATTTTTTGATGGAACGTCAGCCCCTGGCCGACACAATTATCACTAACCCGCCTTACAAGCTCGCTGGTGAGTTTATCAGCCATGCAATAGACCTGGGTGTAGAGAAACACGCCTGGCTGCTACGGCTGGCCTTTCTAGAGGGCAAGGCACGGTTTCAAACACTGTACAGCAAGCACCCGCCGGCAGCTGTGTACGTTTTCAGTCAAAGGCTGACCATGATTCGTGGCGACCATGACGAAAGCTGGTATGGCAGCGGCAAGATGGCGTTTTGCTGGATGGTATGGCGCAAGGACTGGAGCGGTACGCCCCAGCTGGGTTGGATATGAGCAAACGAAGAAAACATAAGAGGCGCACTATGGGCTGGACTATTTTTGTGCCAATCGATGAAAAAGAAAAAGTAAACATTGAACAAAATTTTTACGCAGGAATTTGCAGCTGGCGAAACTGCGGCAAAAATTTTAACAGTTGGAAAAAAGCTGAGTATTGTAGCAATTCGTGCAGAGCTGCGGCTGGCAGGCAAAGAAGAGAAGCCAGAGTGCAGGAGCAAATACAATCACTACAAAAAAGAATTAAAGAATTAGAGGAAGCGCATGACCCGGCGTGAGTATGCCCTGCAGCAGGCTGATGCTGAGATTGGCAGATTGATTTTAGAAGGGTTTGGTTTGTTTAGGATTGCTGAGCTGTATGACGTGCCGCGCATACGGTACTGCACCGACGCACAGGCAGAGAACGATGTAAACTGGCAGGCATTGCCTGATTACATCAAAGCACAGGGTCACGGTGTGATTACTGAGGGGTATTTGCGTGAGCAGCTGGCTGACCAGTGCGAGCGTATTTTAGAAAAAGAAGAGGTCGAGGTCACATGGCTAAACGCAGCAAACGGATAAGTCAGCCGGCAAATTTGGGCCATGACCATTGCAAGGCCTGTGGCAAGCGCCACGCCATTGCCGGCAACGACTGGGTAATTCTAGCTAGCGGCGCCTTTGTTTGTCACAACGACAGCTGCTGGAGAATATTGGCTAACTGGTACAAGGAGAAAAAAGATGCCGAGAAAGTGGACGAAAGCACAGCGGGACGCACAGTCACGCAAGATTAAAGAAGCCTGGGAAAAGAAAAGGCAGGCCAAGCTCACCTGGTGGCAGCGTATCATGCTGCTTGTCGGATTGCGAAAGGGGGCTTGACAGGTGGTTGAAAATAAAAATAAAATCGACGCAGTCGCACAAGCTAAGCATAAGCTAAGCTCAGCACAAGTCTCAGCAAACCCCCAAATAAATAAACTTATAAATAACATAGCTAAGAACACTAGCTATGCTTATAGCTCAGCTGTAGCTAGAGCTAAGCAACAGCCGCTCGACGAGCTTCACAGACGTGTTTTTAAGAAGCTTCGGCCCAGGCTCAGCGCTGACAGGTTTAAAGAATTATCCACAGCTGTGAGCAGCATGTCGCCGCTAGACAGGTATGACTGGCTGAGCGAAGAAGAACGGCGGCTCAATGAGCAGCGCTAGGGCAAGCATCACAGAGCTCGATGAGCTGTTCATGGAAGCAGCTGAGACCGAGCGGAAGCTGCCAGCTGCTATTCGCAAGCAGAAGATGAGCTCATGGCCTGAGTATGCCCAGGAATGGTCAGCTTATGGCTATCATGCCTTCGAGGTGCCTATCATCAAAGCTACGCCTGCACAGATTACGAAATACGAAATAGCTTTAGAGCTTGGCATTACCAAGATGGATCAGGATGACAGGCGGCTTGTCTGGGCTGTAGCGCACTCAGCTGCGTTCAGAGAGCGTGGCCCTGCATGGTCTAAGCTCGCACGGATACTGGGCTTGAACGACCCCAGAGTAGTTAAACGAAGATACCAAGATGCCCTGGTCAGGCTGTATTACCAGCTGTAATGACGCTATTCGTTAAGCCTCTTGACGCGGTTGTCCTGAATGTTGTATGAATCTAATTACAATGACACAAGATGTGGCGTTGTATTCTCCCTGAAACTTAGACCTTATGCAGCTCGGTTGGTTCCAACACGACCAGCTGCACCAACTATAGCAGGCTCAGCTTCCTCCCGCTGAGCCTGTTCTTTATGGATTATCATGGCAAAGACACGAGTAACCAAAGCGCAGATGACGATTATCTGCGAGCGGATAGCTGAAGGCACAAGCCTTACGCGGATCTGCAATGAAGACAGTTCGCTGCCTTCATGGCGTACCGTGCTGCGCTGGGTACAAGAGAATGAAGAGGCTTACACGCAGTATCGTGTAGCCAGGACATTGCAGTGCGAAGCAATGCGAGACCAGATTATTGACCTGGTCGAAGCTCCGTTGCCAAGCGACCCGAAGCTAGCAATGGCTGAAGTGCAACGCAGAAGACTTGAGGCAGACCACAAGGACAAGCACATCAGGCAGATGCAGCCTCTCGGAATACGAGACAAAGCAGAGGACAACAAGCAGAGTAGCGGGACGATTACTCTGAGCTGGGGTAACGCTGAAGTAGCTGCTCAGTAGTGCTGGTGCTGTCTGCCTGTGGCAGTGCTCGCGCGCACGAGGCAGGCTTAACCAGATTTTGGTTAACATGCTGCAGCTTGGCACAGGCTTGGCACACGCCAGGCTGAGACCATTGCCTGGCTTGGATGTGGGCGCGGGATTGTAGCCTGTCGAGGGGGGTGGCAAATCCTGTAGCGCACCCCCACCCACCCCAAAAGTCGGCCGCCGAGTCTATACACATATATAACCTATCAAGAGCCTGTCTCTCACATGAACATTGAAATCCCCTACACGCCAAGACCAGGGCAGGCGCAGCTACACGGAGAGCTGCAAGCCAAGCGCTGGGGCGTCGTAGTCTGTCATCGTCGCTGGGGCAAAACGGTGATGGCCATCAATCACTTGCTCCGGGATGCTGTGCTGAACGGCAAGACTAACCCGCGCTTTGCTTACATAGCGCCGACCTATCGCCAGGCTAAGGCTGTGGCGTGGGACTATCTCAAGCAGTTTGCGGGGGCTGTTCCTATGGTGCGGTTCCATGAGACAGAGCTGCGAGCTGATTTGCCTAATGGGGCAAGGATACAGCTGCTCGGTGCTGAGAACCCTGACAGCCTGCGGGGCATCTATTTGGATGGCGCTGTGCTGGATGAAATGGCTGATATGCCGGAAAGTTTGTTTCCAGAAATTATCAGGCCGGCGCTGAGTGACCGTAAGGGTTGGGCGTTGTTTATTGGTACACCCAGGGGGCATAACGCCTTCTTTGATTTATACAACGCAGCTGAGGGCCAGGACGACTGGCACACGTCGATATACCGGGCAAGTGAGACCGGCATACTGGATAGCGAGGAATTAGACGCTGCCAGGGCGATGATGACGCCTGACCAGTTTGAGCAGGAGTTTGAGTGCTCTTGGGTTGCGAATGTACCGGGGGCTATTTTTGGAAAAGAGCTGCAAGAGGCTCAGGAGAAGGGGCGCATCAGTTCAGTTCCGTATGACCCGACAGTCCGGGTAGATACCTGGTGGGATCTGGGCGTAGGGGACAGTAACGTCATATGGTTTACCCAGTCTGTTGGAAGAGCCGTTCACGTTATAGATTTTTATGAAAATCGGGGGGAAGGCCTGCCGCATTACGCGAAGGTGCTTTCCGGCAAGGATTATTTTTACGGCACACATAATGCGCCGCATGACATTGAGGTCAGAGAATTGGGCTCTGGCAAAAGCAGGCGGGAGACTGCCTGGGATTTAGGAATAAATTTTAGGGTGGTTCCCAAGCTGCCTGTCGAGGACGGACTACATGCTGCACAGATGCTTATACCACGCTGCTGGTTTGATGCGGAGCAGTGCAAGGCAGGCCTCGAAGCGCTCAGGCAATATCACCGGGCTTATAATGAAAGGCTGCGGACGTTTAGGAACACGCCTGTCCATGACTGGTCAAGCCACGCTGCGGATGCTTTTCGCTACCTCGCGGTCGGTCTTAAAGAAAATACGCAGTATGACCGGCCGCCACAAGCCGTAGCTGACAGCAGCTACAATCCATTAGGAGTAAGTTTATAATGGGATTTTTGAAACCGAAGGTGATGATGCCACCGCCCCCGCCGCCGCCGCCACCGCCTGTTGCGATTCCTGATCCAGTTGTAAAGCCTGGCAAGGTGGTCGATGCAACCAAAAAAGAGATGACCGGCGAGAAGGCAAAGAAAAAAGCCAATCAAAAGACCAACGTGAAGACGTCGGCGCAGGGCGTAATGACAGACGCGCCTATTGAGTATCAGTCATTACTAGGACAGAAGAAAGGACAGATGTAATGGGCGGCATAGTCAGAACAATTCGCCGGGGTATTGGAAGCATAACCGGCGCTAATAAAGCGAAGAAACAAGCAGCTGCAGCTGCGGCACAGCAGCGAGCGGCAGCTGAGGCAGCTGCTAAGGCAGCGGCTGAAGCTGAGGCAAAAGCAAAGGCTGATGCAGCTCTAAAAGCCCAGCAGCAAGTTGAGGTCGTTGATGCTGCCAACCCAGCCGATGTGACTTATTCCGGCGAGGGCGGCGATATGGGCGGCAAAAAGAAAAGAAAGAAAAAAGGCGGCACCATTATGACTAGCTCGAAAGGCGTCATTGGTGATGCTCCTACTCAAAAAGCTACGCTGTTAGGTGGATAAATGGCTGATGAAGTAGCAACCATTCTGCTGAAGCAGTTCGGCAGCCTGGAGACACAGCGCCAGACATGGGAAAGCCACTGGCAAGAGGTGGCAGACTATGTCGTGCCACGGAAAGCTGACGTCACAAAGAACCGCTCACCGGGCGACAAGCGCTCTGAGCTGGTGTTTGACGGCACCGCTATCCATGCAGCTGAGCTGCTAAGCGCTTCGCTGCACGGTATGCTGACCAACGGCAGCACCAGCTGGTTTAGCCTACGCTATTCTGAGCCCGAGCTGAACGGCGACGACGAAGCAATGGAATGGCTGCAGGGCGTCGAGGATGTTATGTACCAGGCGTTCAATCGCTCTAACTTTCAGGAGCAGATTAGTGAGCTGTACCAAGATCTGGTGACCTTCGGAACCGCTGTGATGTTCGTTGATTCGGATGAAGAGCAGCAAATCAGATTTAGCTCAAGGCACATCAAAGAGTGCTTTCTGTCAGAGGATGACAAGGGGCGGGTCGATACGGTATTTAGAAAATTCAAGATGCCGGCCAGGGGAGCTGTTGCGCGTTTCGGTGACGAAAAGCTAAGCACCAAAATTCTAAAAAAAGCGTCAGAAAATCCATACGAGCAGATAAATCTTATTCACGCTGTATATGCGCGCCAGGACAGAGACCCGGTCAAGATTACAGCTGATAACAAACCTTTTGCGTCTGTTTACATTGAGCCTGAAGAAAAGGTCGTTTTGTCCGAATCAGGCTTTGATGAGTTTCCATACATGGCGCCACGCTACACCAAGTCATCTTTCGAGATTGGCTATGGTCGCAGCCCTGCGATGACTGCACTAGCAGATATCAAAATGTTGAACAAAATGAGTGAGGTCACGATCAGGGCTGCTCAAAAACAGGTAGACCCGCCGCTCCTGGTGCCGGACGACGGCTTTATGTTGCCAGTTCGGACTATCCCAGGCGGTCTTAATTTCTACCGCTCCGGGACAAGAGACCGGATTGAACCGCTTAACATTGGTGCAAACAACCCGCTCGGCCTGAACATGGAAGAGCAGCGCCGGCAAGCTATCCGCGCGGCGTTCTATGTTGACCAGCTCATTTTGGGTACAGGGCCGCAGATGACAGCCACAGAGGTCGTGCAGCGCACTGAAGAGAAAATGCGCCTGCTAGGGCCGCTCACAGGCCGCCTGAGCCAGGAGTTGCTACAGCCGCTGATAACCCGCGTCTATAGCATCTTGGCGCGTCAGAAGGCTTTCAGGGCGGCTCCAGACAGTATGATGGGGCAGAACATCGAAATCGAATATGTGAGCCCACTGGCAAAAGCACAGCGCCAGGGCGATATCCAGTCCATGACCCGGCTGCTAGAGCTGATGACCCCGCTGTCACAGCTTGACCCAGGCATTATGGATTATGTCGATAGTGACGGTATATCGAAACATCTGATTAAGATTCTGGGTGTGCCGGCCACAGCTATACGCGGCGACCGCGAGGTTGCCATGATTAGAGCCCAACGCCAGGAACAGCAAGCCCAGGCAGCTGAGCAGGCCGAGCTGATGCAGAGCGCTGAGGCTGCCGGCAATGCAGCGCCTGCGCTCAGAGCTCTGGGTGTAGGGGCAGCTGAATGACCCCGGAAGAAATCATAGAGCTGTACAAAGTCGTCTTTTCTACAGAAGACGGACAGCGCGTTCTTGAGGACATGGGTGTGAGATTTTGTGAACATAGTTCAACTTTTTCCACAGACCCCTGTGAAACAGCATACCGCGAAGGTCAGCGGACGGTGCTGCTGTTTATTAAATCTATGCTCCGCGACCGTAAACCATTAGAGGAATTTGCATCAGATGAGTGAAGAACAGGTAGCTGAGGTCTCTGCCGACGCAGAGGTAGCCCAGTCTGTGCCAGATGATTGGCGCTCAGGTATCCCCGAAGAAATCCGGGGTCATAAATCATTAGAACATATTCAGGACGTAGGCGCTCTTGCGAAATCCTACGTCAACGCACAGTCTATGATTGGCGCGGATAAGATTGCCATTCCTGGCAAACACGCGACCGATGAAGACTGGGGCGAGGTATTTAGGCGGCTTGGCCGGCCAGATAGCCCGGAAGGCTATGAGCTGACCAACGAGCTGCCGGAAGGCGCTGAGGCCAGTGACGACATGCTGTCCTGGTTCAAGGGCGCTGCACATGACGCCGGGCTGACCCCGCAGCAAGCACAAAAGCTGCTGGGCGGGTATAATGAAATGCTCGGCACTATGGTGCAAAACGATAGCGGCCAGGCCGACCAGATGCGCGTTGATGCTGAAATGGAGCTAAAGCGCGAGTTTGGCGCGGCATATGATGACCGCATGGCTAACGGCAACGCTGTGCTGCAGGAATTTGGCACAGAAGACATCTCTGAGATCCAGCTGGCTGATGGCCGGCTGCTGGGCGACCACCCAGAAATGATTAAAATGATGGTGAACATAGGCGAGTTCATCAACAGCAAGATAGGCGAAGACAGCCTAGAAGGCATCAAAACATCAGGCGCAATGACGCCAGGTGATGCCCAGGAACGTCTGTCTGAGCTGACTGCCCAAGGCTCGCCATATTGGGATCAGCGCCACCCCGAGCATGAGTTCTATGTGAACGAAGCTCTGAAATACAGGGGAATGATGATTGGCTAATACAGAAACAGACCGCGAGTTCCGGCTTGAGGTACTGAGGCTGACATTGGAATCAGGCTCAGCTGCGATTATCGCAAACCCGCTAGAACACGCAGAAAAGAATTTGCAATGGTGCTTACAGCCTATTGATAAGCCACAAGCCCAAAAGGCTACGGCACCAAGCAAAAAACCCGGACAAGCTGCATAGCCCCGGTCGGCGCAACCGTAATTGCAAAAACCTTTCGTCCGGCATCCGTCGGGTAGCGAGCTTTTTCAAAACTCAGTGAAAGGAGGACGCTATGAGCGTTCAAATAGATACTGCGTTTTCCCAGCAGTTTAGCGCCAACGTACAGCTGCTTTCTCAGCAAACTGGTTCCATCCTTCGTGGTGGCGTCTCTGAGGAAGCTGTTACTGGTGAGAAGGCTTTCTTCGACCAGGTTGGAGCTGCAGCCGCTGTGAAGCGCACCTCTAGGCACCAGGATACACCCACGGTCGAAACACCCCATTCAAGGCGCATGGTGACCATGGATTCGTATGAATGGGCCGATCTAATCGATGATGCTGACAAAGTCCGCATGTTGATTGACCCCACAAGCACATACGCTCGCGCGGCTGCCGCAGCTATGGGTCGTTCCATGGACGATGCTATCATTGAAGCAGCAACAGGAACAGCTAAGACAGGCAAGTCTGGCGGCACTAGCACAACAATGCTATCTGCACACCAGATTGCTAACGGCTCAGCTGACCTAACCCTGGCGAAACTGATTCAGGCCAAGAAGATACTTGACCTTGCATCTGTTGACCCATCCATCCCGCGTCACATTGCCGTTGGGCCTGACCAGATTGAAGCACTGTTGAACAGCACAACTGTCACCAGTTCTGATTTCAATACCATCAAGGCTCTCGTCCAAGGTGAGATAAACACGTTTTTGGGCTTTCAATTCCATGTGTCTACTCGCTTGGCTAAGTCTGGCAATATCCGTACATGCTTTGCTTGGGCCGAAGACGGCATCAAGTTGGCTGTCGGTAAAGACGTAATGTCACGCATCGATGAGCGCTCTGACAAATCTTATTCTACTCAGGTGTATTACTGTGCCACTTTCGGCGCCACCCGGATGGAAGAAGAAAAAGTTGTGCAAATCGACTGTGACGAATCAGCATAAGGAGGGCATGAGATATGGCTACTGTATATAGCACTCAGCGCACCACGCTGACTCAGGACGACCCTTCCGGCTTCGTGCAGGCAAATGAGCTTGCAGGAAATGTTCGTGTTGCATATGGCACATACGAAGCATCTTCACTTGCATCTGGTGATGTGATTGAGATGTTCGCACTGCCAAACGGCGCGCGCATCCTGCAAGGCCAGCTGGCTCACGATGCAATGGGTTCGTCTACAACATTGTCTGTTGGCTTTGCGGAGCACAAAAACTCTGCTGGCACAACAGTCTCTGCATCTGCCGCAGCGTACAAAGCTGCAGCTGCTTCAACGTCAGCACAGATTGTGGACATTGCTGCCACACTCGCATTGCTGAATGGCGAAGAGGTAGACGCCAACGAAGACGGCAAAGTCGTCACAGTGACTATGGGCGGTGCTGCAGGCACTGGCACTGTTGCTGTTACGATGCTGTACGTCATCGACTAAAAAACTAGAGGGCAGCCAACGCTGCCCTCTTTTCTATGGTAGGGGGGTCAATCCGAAACACCCCCCGACCACCCTCTAGGAGTTTGGCATGGCATCTATTGTTGATATCTGTAACAGCGCTCTCAACCAGATTGGCGCCTCTAACATCATCAGTCTGACTGAAGACAGTAAGGCTGCGCGTATCTGCAATCAGCGCTTTACTTTCATTCGTGATAGTGTCTTTCGCTCGCACCCCTGGAATTGCTTAACAACCAGAACAACAATTACGCCGGACACAGCAGCGCCTGCTTTTGAGTTTAGCAAACAGTTTACATTACCAACTGACCCATTCTGCCTGCGCGTTCTGCAGCTAAGTGATACAGATATCTTGTATAAGATTGAAGGCCGCAAGCTGCTATGCAATGAGAGCAGCATTGAGATGATTTACATTGGCCGGGTCGAGGACGGCAACCAATATGACCTGTTGCTAATCGAATCGCTTGCGGCAGCCCTAGCGGCTGACCTAGCGTACCCGCTGGTCGGCAGCTCTGCTTTGGGCGCCAACATGTACCAGCTCTATCAGAACAAATTGACTGAGGCGCGCTTTGTAGACGCAACAGAGGATAACGACATTAATACATCTGTAATATCTGACAGCCGGACTGTCGCAGCTGATACGTTCATTAACGCGAGGTTCTGATGGCGAAGGCGTCACCAGCTTTTACCAATTTCACGGCCGGCGAGCTAAGCCCCAGGCTTGATGGCCGGACTGATGTTGGCAAGTATTTCAACGGCTGTAAGAAGCTGCAGAATTTTGTTGTGCATCCGCATGGCGGCGCTAGCCGGCGCCCTGGCACTATCTTTGTTCGCGAAGTAAAGAATAGCGCTCATAATGCGCGTTTGATACCATTTGAGTTCAACGTAACACAAACCTATATCCTGGAGTTTGGCGACCAATATTTCCGTGTCCATAAAGATGGCGGCACTGTCGTGTCGAGCGGCAGCCCGGTTGAGATAGCAACGCCATACGCGCACACCGACCTAGACAAGCTAAAGTTTACGCAGTCAGCTGATGTGATGTACCTGGTGCATCCTGATTTTGCGCCGCGCAAGATTACGCGCACCAGCCATACAGCCTGGACTATTGCTGAGGTTGATTTGTTGCGCGGCCCGATGGGCGAAGATAACACAACGGCAACCACCTTGCTCGCTAGTGCGCGAACAGGAACCGTGACGATTACAGCCAGCGCAAACACTTTTGCTAGCACTGATGTTGGCCGGCTGGTCAAAGTTCATGAGGGTTTTGCTAAAATCACTGTGTTCACTGACGCGCAGAACGTAAATGCAACTGTGCAAGAAAACACAGACGGTCGCACCGAGCTTATGCCAAGCTACAATGCAACCACGATTTCAGCGCATGAGGGTGACCCATCAGCCACTGGCTTAGAGCACAATGACCGCTTTCAAGATTCAGCTGGCCAGTTTGTTACCCAGGGTTTTAAGGTTGGCATGAAGGTGACAGTCACTGGATTTACGACCGCCAACAACAACGAAACTTCAGCAATCATTGTTAAAGTAACGGACGACACATTGCTGCTAGCGCCGTCGTCAGATCTAACAGATGAGGCTGCCGGCGATAGCGTGACAATCAGCGGCAACCTAACTGCCAGCACAGATTGGGCATTAGGAGCGTTTTCAGCCACCACAGGCCACCCTTCTGCTGTTGCTTTCTATGAACAGCGCCTGGTGTTCGCTTCAACGACTGAGCAGCCGCAAACGCTGTTTTTCTCTGTAGGCGGCAGTTTTGAGGATTTTGGTGCCGGCGTCGATGCTGACGACGCACTGACCTACACCCTGGGCTCTAACCAGGTAAATATTATTAGATATCTGCAAGCAGGCCGCGTTTTGCTTGTTGGCACGTCTGGTGGTGAGTTTGTCGTTACAAGCTCAGAAGATGCCCCTCTGAGCCCCACAAACGCCGTTGTGAAGCGTCAGGCCACATATGGGTCGGCAGACATACAGCCGGTACAGGTGGCGAATGTCACGTTGTTTGTGCAGCGCGCTAAGCGCAAGCTGCGCGAGCTGGTGTTTGATTTGAGCACAGATTCATATCAGGCACCGGACATGACGATACTAGCCGAGCACATCACTGAGGGCGGCATCAAAGAAATGTCGCTGCAGCAAGAGCCGGATAACGTCGTCTGGTGCGTGCTTGAGAATGGCAAGTTTGTCGGCATGACCTACCGGCGCGAAGAAAATGTGATTGCCTGGCATGAACACGTTATTGGCGGTGCGTTTGGCTCAGATGCTTTTGGCCATGTCGAGAGTGTGGCAACCATACCCGGCGACCTGAACGAGGATGACACATACCTGGT